GGGTCACCAGACAAGCATAAAAACCGGGAAGGTCTGGGACCTTCCCGGTTAAATTTCGACGAAATTGTATATTATTATTCTACAGAAGCGGTTGCTTTGACACGTCCATAGACGGCAAGAATACCACCGACTGTAGCGACAACACTTAACAGACTATCTGTTAATAGTCCCTGAAGTTCAACGGGAACATTGTAACCCATCCATCCGGCAACACCGGCAACGACGGCCATTACACCGCCCCAAACTGAACGGGATTCCCACCAATTTTTAGTTTCTACTAATCCTGACATATTTATCTCCTTTGAAGATTGTCTCTAATATATATATTCACATATGGTATATATAACATTTTTTACTCATATATTTATACTTTTTTAGTAACCTGGATTAACCAACAGGAGCGTCTTCGTCTAAGTCTTCTACTTCTTCATCATTACCACAGTCTCCTCCAACTGCATTGCACATCCAGTTCCATGCAGGTGTCCAACCATACTTACCATCGGTAGCATAATCGACTCCTACGGCACCACCTACGACGCCTACGGCGACCAGTGGGGCAGTAGCACATCCTGCGAGAAACAGTGCGGTAGCGATTGTTGCAAAAATTTTCTTCATAGCATATTCCTTCTTTTTTTTGCTTGACATTACTATATACGGTATGTATAATAATAATATGTGCTATGGTATTTATGAAACTTAAGAAAGTCACAGAGCATTTGTCATACGAATTTGAACCAGCACCGATAGAATGGAACGGTCAGTTATACTACATATATGACAAAACTGGCCCTATTGATGCTAGGACCTTGCCTGAGGGCGAAACGTGGCAGTTGGTAATAGAGAATTTATTAGACGGATAAGGCATTTTATGCTTGCCACGGGTCCCAAATGTGTTATAATAGTAATATGAGTGAACAAATTTTAAAGGAATTACGTCGTTATGGCTAAGAAAACCAGTACATCTAAACCCACTCAACGCTGTCCATTATACTATCCAGTGGTAGACGTTTTATGCTGCGTCAAAGAGGTCTTGGAACTGAACAATGATGAGTATGTTTCCAAAGAGGTCGCATTTAACCATCCAGCCAAAGAATCAACTGTCAGTCAGGTCTTAAAACGTGTTGACAAGTATGTAGAAAATTGTGAAAAGGGCACTCGGTCTCCCGTAAAAGTCCGACAAGCTAACGCAGTTATTAAATGGATCACCAACCTAGAAGGCGGGGGTCTGGATTCCCAGAATGAATTCCTCGCTACTGTGAAACAGAAGATAACCCGAGCTAGTGACCCATATGGGACACCGAGCGGTCCAATTGGTCTCAGCAATAAGGATATACCTTTTGTATGTTGTATCTTCAAACTTAAAGAAACCCATGACAACAAGTTGGAAGAAAGTCAGAAGCGAAAGAACTCTGAATTTCTAGGAGAACTCCGCAAACGGGGTGAATTTTTTGTTAAACTGCTTAATATAAAACGCCCAGGTCAACCACACATGGACACGCATGGCTCACCATACTATGGTCCAGATACAAATTCGATTCTGGGTGAGGCACCCGTCTATCAAATCGTGGATAGGAAGGGTAACTACGGATACTTCTTCAGTAAGTTAGACTTTAATATAACAGCCGGTGATTGCTTCCTTATGAGAGCGACACCCGCATCACACTATGTCTCAAAATTTTATGGTAATAAGGAAACGAGATTCAACAGGGTACAACTATTACAAAACGTGGGTCCGAAGGTTCACCTGGCCATCCCCCGCCGAAGGCCTCGGCCGACGAAATGATGTAAAATGACCGACCATAGACAGCAGGTCTACGAGGGTTATGGTGTATCTTCTACGCATAACCCCAATTGCGAAGGTTCACACTGTACTACAGATACCGGTGAAGTGCGGTCCTATACGTTAGGAGAAGGCGAAACAACCTACTATGGTCGCTGGTATACACCCAACCGGGCAAGAAGCGAGTATATACTTTTATGTCGGTCTTGTTGGGTCCAAGAAAATCAATACCGGTGGACTCATGGTCATGGAATAGAGAATTGGTTTAAGAGAGATGAAGAAAAATGAGATAACGTGGGACAGACTCTTTATGAGTATGGCCTACCTCGTTGCAATGAAAAGTGAAGACTCCTCCACACATGTTGGAGCGGTCATTGTTGGACCAGATAATGAGATTGTATCTACAGGATATAACGGTCTTGCAAGAGGTGTACGTCCACAAAGAGACAGACACAAACGACCAGAAAAATATCATTGGTATGCCCATGCTGAGAGAAATGCTGTATACAACGCAGCCAGGATAGGTGTACCTCTAAAAGATTGTCGTATCTACACCCAATGGATACCATGTTCTGGGTGTGCGATTGCGATTATTCAGTCAGGCATCAAAGAGGTTATCGTTCATGATCTCTATGTGCCTACTGAAAAATGGAGTGATTCTAGTAAGAGGTCATTAGAGATGTTTGACGAGGCTGGAATCACATTTAGATTATATGAGGAGGCCGTAATCAACAAAGTTACGGGACTATTAGATGGTAAAAAATTCACTGCATAAGAAAGTCTTTGTGGTATTATCAACATTCTTACTGGTAGGATGTCAAAATATGCCTACGTACCAACAATATCGAACAGGATATCCTGGTGCTTCAGCAAGTATAGGTATTCCTGTTGGTGCTGCACTTGGTGGAGCATTAGGTTATTCTCTGGGTAACACTCCAGCTAGAAAAACGGCATTGATGTCGGCTGGTGCAGTAGCGGGTGGTCTATTAGGTTATAACCTAATGAACAGTTACGCAGATCATAGTTCCTATCCGAGGAACGCTTTTATTCAAGCAGCAGAATATAATCCAAGCCACAGACAAGCCAATTGGCATAACCCCTACACTGATAATTATGGTAACTTTATGCCAATATCCACCTTTAGACAACCAAATGGACAATATTGTCGTGAGATACTAGAAACGGTAAGGATTAACAACCAACTGTATTCAAATAAAATTGCAGCTTGTAGAATAAAACGGGATACATGGCAAATTGTATCTCGTAGAGGACGTTAAGATGTTGCCTGATGAACAAAACATAAAAGACATATACAACAAACTTCACGAACTAACAGAGGACTTGTGTGTTAATGAACAATATACACCCCTAGAGGTTGCATCGGTTCTGATAACACATTCTATCCGCATGTACAAGGTTATGCTTGATGAAGATGATTTTGAGGCGATAATGCAAACGATATGGGGTAGCCTTGACGAGATACAACCATTTGACAATCGAGTTCTAAATTAGGAGAGAATGAAGTCACTTTATAACGAAGCTCAGGATTCGGAATTGTGAAGTATGATTTTGAAATAAAAGAGATAAGTCGGTTTGGTTCTACAGAGTTGGTTCAAACTTATCACTATTCTAAGATAATGCCCAGACTTACTAAACATTTTCTAGGATGTTTTTTGAAAGATGAATTGGTTGGTGCGTTGACTTTAGGGTGGGGAACTCAACCCAAAGCAACCATTGCAAAACTTTTTGATGGTTTGGATACAAAAGATTATTATGAGATTGGTAAAATGTGTATGAAACCAGAGATGCCAAAAAACTCTGAATCACAAATGTTATCTGGTGTTGTAAAGTGGATGAAAGTAAATTGTCCTGAGAAACAATTTCTCTATACCTGGTCAGATGGTATAATGGGAAAACCTGGCTATGTATATCAGGCTGCAAATTTTCTGTATGGTGGATTTATTTGGACACAAATTTATATTAGTGATAAAGGTGAAAAGATACATCCAAGGTCTAGTAGAAGGTTATGTGATGAAAATGTTCAATTTAAATTGAAAAGAGAACCAGACTTTTTTAAAGATAAGAAGGGTGAACGGATATATTGGTTAACACAAGATTTTCTTGATCATAAAGGTATAACTAAGATATATGGAAAACAATTTCGTTATATACTTCCTCTTAATAAGAAAGCAAGAAAACTTCTAAAGAAATCAAATGTAGAATGGAACTTAAATTATCCAAAAGGTAATGATTTGATTTGGGAGAAATCTTCAAGGGACGGAAGAAAGAAATTAGAAGGTATGCCTTATATTGATAGTGATATGACAGAATATAATACAAAAAATGTTAATGCCCATATGGGTATACAACGACGATAATATGGTTGCTGAATATGCCATTAGAGAATTTGATGAATTTTTATATAGAAAAGAAAGAGGATTAACCTATGGATAAAAGGATAAACAATGTTTAAGGTCATTGACAAGGACATTCAGTTTAGGGGTGTTGTAGTTGCACAACTTACTGAGAATTTACTACCATCCCTAGAGGATGAGGTAAAAGATTTCTTGGAACAGAAAATTAATCACGCAATGAAGGATAAATACAAAGAAGGATATGATGATGGTTGGTCTAACGCTCGGGCTTATAGGCATGAAAGTTTCCAACCACCTGTAGGTCCACCAAATTATCGCAATGGAGAAGATGAATGACAGAATTGAATGTGACAGGCTTAGATGAAGCCAATACCGTGAATGATATATGGTCGTTTAATGAAGTGTCACCCACCGGAAATGCTATGGGTGGCACAGAACTTATGATGAAATGGTTGCAAGAGAACGTATCAGTAGAGTTGCTTGATAAGTATCAAATCATCCAATCTAGGGTCAGAGAACTTGAAGACAAACCAAGAGTTTTATGGTTACATGACACCGCAGATGACCCAGAATCAGCACACCTAGCAAATCCAGAAAGTTTGGACCAATTCAGGCGTTTGGTTTACGTGTCAAACTGGCAGAAACAGATGTATGAATGGTTCCATGGAATTCCCCCATCTAAGGGTGTTGTATTGAAAAATGCAATCTACCCTATTGAGGAACATAAAAAACCTGGACCCAAAGAACCCATTAACATAATTTATCACACAACCCCCCATAGAGGGTTGAACGTGTTATTGTCAGCATTTGATTTGATTTCAACAAAACACACAGATGTTACTCTTGATGTCTATTCTAGTTTTTCTATATATGGTTGGGATAAAAAAGATGAAGCATTTGCACCTCTATTTGATTATTGTAATGAACATCCACAAATCAACTATCACGGTGCAGTTTCAAATGACGAAGTTAGAGAGGCTCTAAAGAAAGCACATATCTTTGCATACCCGTCAATTTGGCCAGAAACCTCTTGTATTTCTGTTCTTGAAGCGATGAGCGCAAAGTGTGTGACCGTGTGTCCTAATTATGCAGCGTTGCCTGAGACCTGTGCAAACATGGCATGGACGTATGACTTCCATGAAAACCATGAAATACACGCTAAGTTACACGCTAACGTTCTTAATGCAGCAATTGAACACTATTGGGACTCAGAGGTGCAAAATAACCTAAGGTTCCAAAAAATGTATTTTGATAGGTTTTATTCTTGGGAAGTGAGAAGTCAAGAGTGGACTAATTTCTTGAATTCAATAATGGTACAGGCGCCAACAATGGAACCACAAACCGACAGGTCGGCTTATGCAGACCTATAGTGATATTCCTGTGTTGAGTGAATTGGAACAATTAGTGATGCAGGATATGAGTAACTTTGGTATTCCAATATCAGGAACAGACGACGAGTTGAAGTCAT